CTACAATTTTCTATTTACCGGTCGAACCTTCGACCCGGCCACCTTCTTCACATAGTGCTCAGACATCGCACGGCTCGCATGCCCAAGAAGCTGCTGTGCTGAGTCCAAACCTCCAACGTCCGTTGCTGCCTTGGCGCGTATATCGCGAAACTGGAACGTCACGCCAGCGGCCGCACGCGCTTCCTCGAATCTGTTCGCCAACTGCCAATACGTAAGCGAATGGCCTTGCTCGTCTTGCACGAGCCGCAGGCCTTTGGTTTTCTGTTCGCGCGTCTTGATGCGCTCGATCAGCGCTTCGAGCTCACCCTCGATGACGATACGTAGTTTGGTGCCGGTCTTGTTCTGCTTGATGACCAACGTTCCGTCCTGAATGTCCGTCAGCGCGAGTTTCAGCACATCTGACGGGCGTTGCCCAGTGAGATAGGCAAGGTCCATGGCATCCCGAAGCGGCTGTGATGCTCGTTCCCAGACCGCCTTATATTCGGCATCGCTCACGTACTTGTCGCGTCCGCGCTCCCGGTATCCCTTGATGCCGGTGCAAGGGTTCGGCAACGAGGTGTAGCCCTTTGCTCGCGCAAAATTCCAGACGTGGGACAGCAGGGCTTTCTCTCGATTCGCTCGCACACGCGCCGTTGCACCTCGCGCCTCCATGTAACGCTGAACGTCCGCCGGTGTGATGCTGTCGATTGAAGAGTCGCCGAACACGAGGAGGAGCTTTGCAGCTTCTCGGTCGTTGCCCTTCTGTGTCGCAGGGCTTTTGGAGGGATACACGTCCCGCTTGTAGTAGTCATAAATCGTCGCGAGCGTTGAAAGCTCCGGCGACAAGTCCCGCCCCTCCAACTTGGCCCACTCGATGAGGGCCTGCTGATAGTTCTGGCCGAGCGGAATCCACTTTCGTGGCTTCTGTTGGGTGTCGTAGTAGAACGAAGCACCCTTCTGTCGCATGCGTGGCGGCAGATGCACGTTCGTTGAGCGCTTTCGTGCCATGACGTTTATGCGGCGCGAAGCCGATCAAAGTGGTGTGTGGGCGAAGCGGCGACGACAGCTTTTCGGTTCATTCGAGCATCGAAGTACGAGCGGGCGACGATGGGGCGCCCTCCACGAGACACCTCGAACGCCCAGCCCTTCTTTTGTAGCCATTTGCGCTGGTCCGCGCATCGGCAGTATCCCGTGAGTTCCGCGAGTTCATCGGGCGTCATGAATGTGTTCATCGAACACTCCTCAATCCATCGCGGTTACCCGCGCTCAGAATGCAAACGGGGACGCGCTAACAAGGGCGTCCCCGCTTTCCAGTCATCAAATCAAGCGCCAACGGCGGCGCTCACGTCTAGATTCCCCAATCTCTCGCGGTCACCCGCAGAATCTCTTTCAGTGCTTCGGCCGTGGCCGGGTGGGTGGTCATGCTGTTTCCAGTTGCAGGCCCGGCTGTCGCGTGCGATCGCGCTGCAGGGCGAAGTACTCGGGGTTCAGTTCGCATCCGAGGTAATGGCGCCCGAGCCTGCTGGCCACCTGTGCGACGGTGCCGCTGCCCATGAACGGGTCGAAGACGATGTCGCCGGGCCGGCTGCCGGCTAGCACACAGGGCTCGACGAGCGCTTCCGGGAAGGTGGCGAAGTGCGCACCTTTGTACGGGGTCGTAGCAATCGTCCAAACGCTTCTCTTGTTGCGCATTTCGGTGATGGCGCGGAAAGCTTCCCGGCCTTCCAGAGCATTCGTCTTGCCGTCGAAATCTCCACGCTTCACCGAATCGCGAACCTTATGCGCGTAGGCCTGAAGGCCTGCCTTCGTGCGGTGTCGATCATCGCCCGCTTCGTATGCGGCTTGCCCCTTCGGAGGGTTCACGTTGCCGGGGACTCGAATACGCCCGCGCTGCTCAACGCGCTCGTCGCTGTCATACCCGTGGCCAAAGCCGACCCCAGTTGGTGTGGGGCCGTATGTGGCCGGTTCTTTTATGGCATCCGCATCGAAGAAGTAGCGCTCGCTCTTCGTCAGCAGGAATAGGTATTCGTGCGCCTTCGTGCATCGATCGCGGATGCTCTCGGGCATCGGATTCGGCTTGTGCCAGACGATGTCCTGACGAAGCCACCAGCCAGAATCCTGCAGCGCGAAAGCAAGGCGCCAAGGCTGTCCCATGAGATCCTTCGGCTTCAGTCCCAACTCACGTCCACGGGTCCCAGTCCCAGTACCAAAGCGTTGGCTCGCGCCGATCTGGCGGGCACTGGTAACGCTGCGCCCACTCATTTGCCCCGGTCCCTGCGGTCGGCCATGAGCGCCCCATGATCCGGCGTAGGCATCCCCCATATTCAGCCACAGCGTGCCGTCTTCAGCGAGCAGCTCACGGCACAATTCGAACACCTCGACCATGTTAGCCACGAATTCGGTCAGCGTCGGTTCGAGCCCGAGCTGGCCAGCGACGCCGTAATCGCGGAGGCCCCAATACGGCGGGCTGGTGACGATGCACTGCACCTTCACGCCATCGGCGATCAGCGTACGCATGGTGTCACGGCAGTCGCCCAGAATGATCTCGTTCTGTCTCACAGCTTGCTCCTTGCCTTGCGCTCGACCTCAGTGCGTTGCTCGTGTTGCTGCCGATCGCGCTGGTGCTGTTGGTCGTCCCACGCAGCGAGCACCATGTCGGCATGCCGCTTCTTTTCCTTCGCGCGCTTGACGTCGGCGAGTTGGATTGTCTCGTTCTGTCTCATGATGCAATTCTTTGCCAAATGTTGCGAACTGAGCGCACCCAAAAGACGGGGGAGGCCATCGCTGCTACGATGGATATTCCGAAGCAAAAGGAGGGCGGTATGGCTGCCTACGACGAGTGGAATGAACTCTGCGATGAGTACGGCGCGGCAAACGATGCCGTGAACGATGCTCTTGGCAAAGTCAACGTGAAGTTTCGCGCTATAGCCGATGGGACCGGAGTGGAGAATCCAAGCCAAGCAGAGTTGGATGCCCTCACCGAAGCTATCGAAAAGCGTGAAGATGTCGATCGTCGGATGAAGGCGTTCATCGACGCGAATACCTGATTGGTTTTCCGGCATCACGCCCCCTTAGCGCCGTCGACGCGCTCGAAGTGGAACACCACGGCCGCGCCGGTTTCCTGAATCAGCCCGTACTGCTTCGCCAGCCGGTAGATAGGGTGGTAGCTGTTCAGCGATGCCACATGTCCTGCGAGCCACGTTCGCCAGTATTCGAGTCCCATCGAACCCTTGCTGATGTTGCAGGGCGGACAGGCTGGCATCATGTTCTCGATCACATCGCGCTCTGGCCTGAGCGGCGTAGTCGTCGCGAGACGTGCACTGCCGTTCGGGCCTTCCACGAACTTCAGATCACGGATGCACGGCTCGAAGTGGTCAGCGTGCCAGCGCTCGGGCAGCTCGCAGCCGCAGTAGGCGCACCGTCCGTCGTACTTCAGGCGCAGTTGCTCGCGTTGAGCTTTCGTCAGCTTCACGATTTCCGCTCCTCCGCTGCCTGAGAGGCGGCATCACGCGCCAGAAACACGGCGCGGATTCGGCCCTTGTCGGAGCGTGTCTTGCGGGCGGTCTTCGGTGTCAAAACCTCGTCGAACGTTCGTCCGCAGAAGTCGCATCGGCCTTTGCCATCGCCCTCGCTCCAGCGATGACGTTGGCCGACAGGCTTGCCGGTCTTAGGGCTGCGACCGCCGAGTACGTGGCAACTGATGACGTATCGGCGTCCCATCACTCCCCCTTCGCCTTGGCGGCAATGGCGGCGCGGGCTTCGTTCATCACCGCAGTAAACGAGCCTTCCACGTAGCCACGTTCTTCGGGCGCGTTCGTCGTTTCGTCGTCGTAAATGTCGACGATTGCCTCCACCATCTTCCGCCACTCCCCGCCATCCGCCGACAGCGCGGCGCGGGCTTGCCATGTCGCACCAGCGTGGAAGAACGCCCGGTAGGTGCTTCGCTCGTCAGGGTCAAGCTCGTACCAGTCGTCGCCAGCCATCCGGGTACGCGCGGTTTCGTCCATGCGGATGTAGCATCTGTCGAACGCCTCCCTCTCATCCCCGCCCACCTTCGCGGGAGACGAGATTGCTACGCCAGCCGGGCACGTGCAGGTGCCACGCCATTCGCCGGTTCGGTCGTGAACATCGCCCGTGTCGTCGCAGTATTCGCACACCTTCGCGGGAAACGTGAGGGCGGCGAGGACGGGGCGCAAGAAATTCGTGAGTGCGGCGCGGGCGGGAGCGATGACTTCTTCGTCACCCTCACCATCTTGCAGTGCGCCTTCGTACTCAGTCATGAGACGCATGAGTTCATCGCGTTGATCCCCGCCCACCTGCGGCGCATCTGCGGCGCACTGCACATCGCTATTGCGCGTGCCGCAATGGCATCCGTAACCCTCGTTCTGAGGGCAGCATTCTGGCGCGCCGCTGCAATCGGAGGGGCGCTCGCTCATCAACCCATGCAAGCGATAAATGCACATCTGCGCCTCTTCGAGGAATCGGATCGTCGTTTCCTGGCTGTAATTGCCCTTGGCGCGGATATTACCGATCAACCCACCGAGCAGCCCGAAAGCCTCTACTGCCATTTCGGCCGCTTCGCGCAGGTCGATACCGTCCTCATCGCGCTCGCCGCCATTCACGGGCGCGGCTTCAGGCGGCACATACGACGTCCCAAACCAATCTGGCAGAGGGGAATTCACGGGCGTGGCATATGCGTATTCGATGCGCCAGCCATCGCGCGAGGCGACGTCATCGACCAGCACTGCGGGTGGCGATCCGTCACACCATGCTCGGCCATCGTTCTTCCATTCGCCGTTATGATCGCGCCGAAGAAGGCGATATGCCACCACCTCTTGCCCTGCGCTCTGTGCGGCTGACGTGGGGGCAGCGGCGAGCGCATCAATCAGTCCCTGTGCGATGAATGTCAGGTCATTCGCCAGCAGCCCTTTTGCTTCCATCCACGCAGGCCCACCGGAGCGCCGCTGCACCTCGGTAATTCGGCCCACGGCTTCGCGGATCGCATCAAACGTCACGGTCTTGAGGTCAGGCATTCTGGTTCTCCTTGCTCGGCGGTGCGGTTTTCAGGTTATCCGCTACCCACTTGCGCATGTGCTGCCAGCGCGCTCGAGCCATCAGTTCGTAGTCGATGTCCACTCGCACGGTGATCGTCCGGCGATCACAGCGCCGCAGCGGGCCACATACCTCAACCTCGACCCAATCCCACGGGTAGAGAGCCTCGTCGTTCTCGTAGACGATCTCTCTCGCCATCGCCGGGGCGATGTTGAAAGCTGCTGCTACGGCGTCCGGATCTTCCGGATCCAGCGGGGCCATGTTCAAGCCACGAGCCTGACCCAGCACGCCGAGCGTGCAGAACTCGCCATCTGCATTTACGAGTGAGTCAGCGGCCAGCACTTTATCGGGCATGGCGTCCATGGCGTCGGCCAGCTCGCGCAGGGCTTGCTGTCCACGCTTGCCCCGAATTGCGCGCTCGACGCAGCCGCGCCAAAGGCCAAGGTTCTCGCAATCGTCGATGTATCCGCTTCTGCTCACGTTTCCACCTCATTCGACGGGATGACGGGATGGCCCATGCAGCCATGCTCTTTGTGATCGAAGTTGTCACACTTGCCGAACGGGATGAAGTTGTGGCCGCGCGACAGTTCATCAAGCAGTTCGGCCTTAGCCTCGTCGGGCGTCATCGTGCGGCCGTCGTCGTGCTTGAACATCCCGCGAAAGTCGCGGGGCTTCCAGTTCAAAAGCGCACCACGTACGTCGAGGCACAAGTGGAAACTCTTGCGCTGATGCGTCAGCGTCTCGACAACAGAAGGCGGCGCAGGATCGGTATTCAGCCCTTCTGGGCGGGGTTCGTAGGGGCTCATGCTTTGCTCCTGTAGGCTTTGGTGAGGGCGGCGCTGACCGCATGGCCCCGGCGCCGTACGACGTTGGCGAGTGCCGCACGATCGTGGCGGCTGTGAGAGGCTTGCCGAAGCAGGCCAAAGTAGCTGTTGGCGGTCTGGTGAACGTCCTCCGGCGCAGCTTCCGCCACGCGCCGAAGTGCCGCGGTCATCGTTCGTGGCCGTGTCGTTCGGCGCCATGGCTTCAGGACGTGGCCAACGAAATCGATGCCTCGTGAAGCCGGTTGAAGAATGGTCTTGCTCGGATTCAGGCGCAGATCCAGATCAGCCAATTTGGCTTCGATACGTTCTCGTGCCCAGTTGAGCCATGCTGCATCCTCATGTAGCAATACGAAGTCATCGACATAGCGGACGTAGTGCGGCGCGCGAATCCGGTGCTTGACGTGCTGGTCAAGGTCATCAAGCAGCACATTGGCAAAGAACTGGCTCGAAAGATTCCCGATCGGCAGTCCATGTGTAGAAGGAGCGTTGAACAGGCTTTTATGTGCCGGCACGCGCGCCAACTCTCGGCCGCTCCCTCGCACCTCGACATTGCCGCGCGGGTCGTGCATCAAGATCGTCTCGGCCAAGGCCATCCACCACGGCTCGAAAACTCGGCGTTGCAGTTGCTCGAGCAAAACCGTCTTGTTGATGCTGACGAAGAAGTTCGCCAAGTCACATTTCAGGTAGTTCGTCGGACGGCTCCAGTTCCGACTGATGCTTCGGACTTGGTGCTCTAGCCGTCGCGCCGCGTATAGCGTTCCGCGTCCTGGGATGCAGGCGCACGAATCGGCGACGAAGCTTGCGTGGAATCGGGGCGCGATATGGTTGTACAGGAGGTGGTGGACAACGCGGTCGCGAAAACCTGCCGCCCACACCTCGCGCGGCTTTGGCCGCGTTATGACGAAGCAGATGTACCGGCCAGGGCGATATTCGCCGCTGGCCAGTTCCTCGTGCAAGTCGAATAGATTCCGCTCTACATGCTCCTCGAATGCCTGGGCACTGGTGCTGGTGCGCTTGTTGCGGCGGCAATCGAGGTACGCTTGTACGAGCGGGGCGAACAAGTTGGATTCTGCGGACGGCAACGGCCAGGCCCTCGTAGCTCTTGTGGTTGTTGTTCGTGTTGCCGTTGTTGAGGTTGCAATTCCAAGCGTAGGCAGCGTGCCTGTCGCGCTATGTAGGCTACCGATCCGAAGGTTTTCACCGATCAGGTGGGAAGCTGCACTGGACTCGGCCCGCACGCCGGCGGCGGTATCCTTCATGTGCATGTCGGTGGGCTTGTGACCCAGCGGCGCGACCAGATTCCGGCGCACGGGCATGAGAGCCTTAACTGTCATGCTGCAGGCGCCTTGTTCGCGGACTTGAGCCAGCCGCCAGCCTGCTTGCCAATACTGCCCAGCAACTCGATAGACTCGGCCCACAGCTTTGGCGAGAGGTATCGAGCATCGTGCCCGACGTGCAGCAATACCGTGACGGTGCGCTGCTCGGTCAGCAACCTCTCGATGTACTCGGCGCGCACCTCACGTTTCGAGGCGTTTGCGAGTGCCATCAGGTCGAGCATGTCTACACAATGCTGGGTGATCTTCTCTCCCAAAATGCGTTTCATGCTTCGTGGCATCTGTTCTTGCACCTTGAAGGCAAGCGACAGCAGTCGAACGCCAGTCCGGTGAATGGGCAGTGACGAGTGCAAGGCCATATGGCGGGGCTCAGTTCGAAAGGATTAAAGGATCGAAATCAAAATCTGCGGACGGCAACGGCCAGGCCCTCGTAGCTCTTGAGGTTGAAGCTCGTGTCGCCGCTGAAGAGGGTGCAACCCCAAGCGTAGGCAGCGTTCTGTTCGTGCACCTCGTCGGTCCAGAACCAGCCTTCCTTGGGCAGATGCGGCCTGCAGTTCGCGAGCAGCAGGCGGGCTTCGGCAACGGTGGGGCGGCTGTATCCGAGGTTCTTGGCGAACTCGCCAGCGCTATCCCAGGAATGCTCTGCCTCAGGGGAAACGGCGACCAGTGCCAAACGGTGTTTGATCGTGCCGTCCTCGTTGAGAACTTCGCCGGCGTAGTGCTCGCCGGGGAGCAGATCAATTACGGCGGCAGGGATTTCGATTCGCTTCACCTTCGGGGTAGCGAAAGTCGCGATCATTTCGGCCAATTCCGACGTCTTGGCGCGGATCGCTTCCAGCGTGACTTGGGTCATTGTTGGCGGCTCCTAAGCAGCGTGTTGAAAGGATTGAAGAATTAAGCGGTGAGGGGAATCAAGCGGACGGCAACGGCCAGGCCCTCGTAGCTCTCGTGGTAGCTGAGCGTGCCGCCGTGGCCGAGGTAGCAAAGCCAAGCGTAGGCAGCGTCGTCCTCGTCACCGGTGTCGTCACTGAGCAAATCCGCCGCGTAATACCAGCCGCCCTCGGCAAGTTCTTCCTTCGTCGCGCTCAAGCGCAAAAGGTGGAATACCGAGCGCGTCGGAAGTTCGCCGCCTGCCTCATGGGCCCAGTCGATGCATCCTTGCCGGTCACGTCGCTCGGTCGCCTTATTCGGAAGCAGGATTACAGCGCAATGAGTGCCATCCTTCCGTGTTGTCACGCCGCGAAACGTGCCGCCAGCAAGCTCGGCGCGCAGCGGCGGCAGGGCTGAGAGGGAAAGAGTTTCGGGGATCGTGGACGGAATAGCGACCTGAGTCATGGAGTTCTCCTGAGTGGAATTCGGCATTCGAATGGCTGCCGATAGCCGGAAGAAAAGGCGGGCCCTGTGCGAGCGGCCCAAAGTCACGGGGTAATCGGTGCAGGCGGTCAGGTGACGCTCTGATGCTCGCCGGGCTGCTTGATGTACTCGCGCCAGTGAACCCATCCGCGAGGCGCGTGAAAGCCCCAGTTGCGTTGCCAAGGCCCCATGATGAAAAGGGACCAGGCTTCTCCGCCTTCGGGGATTTCGAGGCGGTGTCGGTCGGTGGCTCGCCGGAACACGATCGAGCCGGGACCACGCCAGACGCGGCGATATCCGCGCAGAAGTGTCGTTTCTGGCCGAGAGTCATGGCGAGCGGGCTGACACTGGTCAGTCGGCATGATTTCCCAGTAGCCGCCGCGCAGGACAATTGAGACGTTCCACCAAGGGTGATCGTGAAGATCTCGGCCGGCGTCGCTACGGATCGTCCGATGCACGCGAGCGCCCCAACTGGTGTCGCGACGGCCGTCCTCGGCGGCGCTGGCGTCGTGGCCGCGTGGCTTCTTGACCCACCACCGCTGCATGTAGCCCGTCAAGTCGAAGTAGGGTGTCCGCTGAGCGCGAGCGATGATCGCGGTCGCGATGAACTTCGGTATCCAGATGCGCATGATCAGGCTCCAGGGGCGGCGCTAATGTCCGAGTGCGCTGAAAGAAGTTCTCGGAGGGCCTTAGCGCTCACAGAGACCTGAAAGTCAGTTTCGCTCTTCGTGATCGCGACGCGTTGATCCTCGGGAAGCGTGGAGACGAAGGAGCCGACGCGCTCGACGTACGCGCTGACGACCTTGCGCGGGTAAGACTTCCCTTTGATCGATCCGGCTGTGACCTTCTTCTTGCCACCTGCCGAAGCCTTTTCCAACTCGCCTGAGAGGAACGCGCCAGCCGCTTCGCCGTGTTGTCGAACGGCGTCTGCTGCAACTGATGCAGAGGCTTTTCCGGCGAATACCAGGCGGTGAACATCGGAGTTCGCTCCCGCCAGCACGAGCATCTTTCCTACCCATTGGGGCGATACGCGGTCACTCTCGGCGATTCTCGCGTTGTCCCAACCAAACCGACTCAGGCGTTGATAGCCGAATGCCTTTTCGAGCGGGTGAAGCTGTCGGTTCTTGTTGCTCGACAGGATGCGAAGCGTTCGGTCAGCGTCATTTCCCTCGAAGGCATCGATCCGCACCATCAACTCGCCAAGCTTGTCGCGGAGCGGGGCGCCCGCAGCGTCGGCGCGGCCGATAGCGGCATGGCGACGATGACCGTCAACTAGCCACACACCACCTTCAGCCCGAGGCCGAACCTCAAGGGCCGGATACTGGCCGCCGGCCATGATGTGGCGGAATAGGCTCTCGTCATCCTCTTTCGCCGCTTCGAGCGCATCGCCTTCCAGCAGGTCAAGCGATGCGCGCAGATTGAAGCCTGGTTCGACGTGAATATCCTCGTAGCGGATCTTCATTGCGTCCGCGCGGCGGATTTCCTTGTCGTTGATCTTCTGTTTGAAGGACGGTACGGCGGTCATTTGTTTCCTCGTTCTCGGTCGACGGCGGTACGGATGTGTTCTCGGAATCCCTTGGAAGGGTGTCCGCCGTATGGGTAAAGGGCTTCCATGTGGCGCCAGCGGGCGGCGTCTTCTTCAATGTCATCGCGGCGCTGGGCATCGGTCTTGATGTAGAAAGCGAGGGCGGCGAGCAGGACGGGCGCGTGTGCTTCCAGTGCCTGGGAGAGCGCTTGGCGAGCCTCGATTTCCTCGTGATATCTGGCTGAGCCGACGTGTGCCGGCCGACGAGAACGTCCGTGGCGCTTGTTCACGAGAGGGCGCAGGGCATCCCAAGCTCGCTTTGCTGCTGCCCTGTTCGGGGCATTGCTCATACGCCGTGCTTCCACCTCACATAGATGCATGCGACGACGAGAACGCCCCAGATCGTCCAGGCGGCGGTCTGGTGAGCGCGAATCCACTTGTCGGCGCCGTTGACCGTCCAGATCAGGATGCGGTCAAGCATGCGCGGGCCTCACAACGATCCGCAGGGCGTCGACGCCAAAGTGTGCTGCGGCAGCTTGTCCGAGTTCGCTCCAACTACGAGCGATACCACTGCCGCGATAGCGGCCACCGGCCGTATAGACCGTCACGATGAAGTGCTTCACGGGAATCCTCTAGAGAGGTAGGAAAGCCCCGGCAGAACACCGGGGCTACGGCTTTAACCATGTCCGTCATGGGCCTGTGAGCGGTCAGGCTCGTCCCACTATCGCTTAAGCGAAAATGCGTTAGCATTCGGACGACCTGCCAAATTTAAAAACGCACAGAATCAATACATCGGGGGAAGCCATGGGCGAAGTTGTCGTTCGAACGAAAAGCGAACTCAAAGAAGCGATCGAAGCAAAGATTGACGTGATCTTTGTCGAGGGGGAACTCGTAGGACAGCTTAAAAAATCCAAGAGAATTGCGACTCTTGGCGTCGCTGGCCTGGCAGCCATTGCAGCTTTGGCCGCGGCTTCGCCATTCACAATGGGCGTCTCGGGCATCGTTGCCGCGGGCATTACGGGGATGGAGCTTTCGGCTCTCGTATTCGTGGTCGCTGTCGGAGTAGCTGTGTTACTAGCGCTATTCAAAGACTATGAGGAGATTGAAATTTCAATGACCTCAGCGAAATTCAAGCGCAAAAGTTCTTCGTAGTGCGCCCTCAAGAGAGCAGACCCTTCCAGCAACCGGGGGACGGTGTACGGGCTATTTAATGTCGCCGCGCCGACGCGGGTCTGCTCACTTGAAGGTGCCCGCCGAAGCGGGCTCACTGCTTATTGCTTCACCAGCTCTTCGGCGCTGAACCAGTCGCGCATCTGACGGCCATCCGCAGCGACGTAGCGCACGTAGAATTGATCGGCAGTGGACTCGTACTCCGCTCGGCCGATCACAAAGCCTGCTTCCTTGCTCATCGTGAGGGCGACAGCGTCGCCCAAGTTTAAAGCAAATCCGTTCATCGAAATCTCCTGAGTTGATGGGGTGCCGCACTCTGGCGGCCGTCACGCCTGCATCATCGGGGGCGTTCCCTCGCCGGGGAGGTGTCAGTCGAGGCCAGTTTCATGAGGTGCCTTGCGTACCATGTCGGCCATGCGCTCGAACACCTACGCTAGACGCTCGCGGCGCTTCACCGATTTGGGGAGCCAGAACGTCACGGCGCTTCGGTCGTCGTCAAGGGGCGGATGGTGCAGCTTGTCGCTCGAATGCAGGATGAACTGCACGGCGCTGTAAGTGATGCCGGTGTTGCTCGGCTTTTCAACAAGAACGACCTCGTCAGTCAGTTCCTGGCTGTAGACGTTGATTCGCATCGTCAAATCTCCTCGTGTATATGTCGCGGCTCTCGGAAGAAAGCCGCCTCAGATACATCATGTGGATGCAGAGCCCCGTGCTACTCCCGGCTGAGCCGGCTCACGGCGGCGCTGCATCTCTTCAACCCAAGCGACGTTCTATAGCCGCACGAAGCAGCCAGGCGGCGCTTGGATAGCCTCCGGTCTTGTGTCTCAGGGGTAGAGGGTTCCGCCCTGCGCCTAGCCGCGCGCGCAATCTGCGAACGCCATCGGCGTGTTCTATCGGTAACTGAGTTTTTAAGGAGCGCCCCAACCTACGGGCGGGCAGCGATGTGTGCTGCGTTGGAGTGATTACACCATATGGTTTATTGTTGGTCAACACCATTTGGTTTATGTTGGATCGAAAGTTGTAACAACTCGGGAAGGAGCCAAACAAAAAACCCGCCGTGGCGGGTCTGGAGTCAGCAAACGACTGGGAGTCGGGGCCTAGAACGGATTATTCGGGCTCTGTTTTGATGGGGCTGGCTCGACAGATATCTTCAGCCATTTGAGCTTTATCGGTGCCACGACGGCATATCTCAGGTCAGATGGACACGTGTTCACTACCAAATCTAAGAGTGATGTTTGGTACATCTCGCCGGAAGAGGTTCTTTCTGACCATTTTGTATAGATCGGGCCACTATTTATCGTGAAATTGGATCCGTTTCGATAAATGCACTGCTCATCTTTCCTGTTGTTTACCTGCTTTCCAGCGCCATATTTTCTGGAAATCTGCTCCGAAACAAGGTCGAAGCCGGCCTCGTCCAAATCAATAGTTATGCTAGTGAGACGATCATTTTTGAACGTTAGAGTCAAATCGTAGGGCGCGAGTCGCATTTGCGTGCCGAGCTTTGCACGGTACGTAACGGCCCCCGCCGGCTCCGGTTCCTTGGGGTGATAAACAACTAACGAATCAGCAAGGGAAATTTCAGCATCAATTGGGAGGGACTCTACGGCACTCCTTGTCATTCCCAGTTTCAGCGGGCCATAGCCTGCCGGGCCACTTGCTTTCATGCCGGCTGGGTTTGAATCCTTTGTTGGCCGGTTTGCGCGAGTGCCGCCCCCGTCTGAGGCGAATGCACCGCTTTGAGCCACCACCACTAGAACGGATATCAGGATCGAGCTTCTCATAATCCTCTTTGCGATAGATGTAACGTCTGATACTGTATGTGCATACAGTACTTGGCGTATTCAAAAAAATGATGCAGAGAACTGGAGGAGGCGTCGCCCTTCGATGCAAGCCTGGCGACATTGCACGAGTAATCCATTCAACTAACGCGCTGCTTATCGGTCGACTTGTCGTGGTCGAGGGATGGGGCGCGCACTCCCGCTGGAACGTGACATTATTGGGGGCGCCCGCATTCGGGCGTGAATTTGGAACCGGTAGACCTGTGATCGGACACAAAACCGCCTTCCGTGACACATCCCTATGTCCGATTGGCGCATCTGATCAAGATGAGCAATCGTCAGTCTGCTTGGAATCGCCCGCGTTCGTCGGATTCGGTTGACTGAGCGAGTAGGCCGTCGATAAACGCCTCGACCCTTATCCTTCCAATTTCATCTAGTTTTTCCCAACCTTTAGGCGCTGCGCTTTGTTCCTCTCTCCTTCGGGGAGCGAGCAGATCTATGATCTCGCCGCCGGAGCTCTCGCGCCACGCCTTCTCCATCTCTAGGGCGACTTTTTCCCCGAATGACTTGGTTTTCGCCATGTCATTGATCTGCTGAGGTAAGCGCTTCATTCGACGCGCCACCTCTGCTTGCCCGTATCTGTCAATAAGTCGGCCCAGCGCCTGTCGGCGCAGTTCGGTCACTTCGTCGTGGGTCAAATTGGTGTCGCGCATGCGCTCAATTAGAACACCGCAAACCATTTGGTGAAATAAACTGGGTGGTGTTGATGCCATAAACCATATGGTGTAGAGTGGTGGCATGAACAATCTCAAAGTCTTCCTTTCCCCGATGCCCAAAGCCCAGCGAGAAGACTTCGCTCGCCGCTGCGGCACAACCTATGCCTTTCTCCGGAATGTCATGTACGGGCAGCGTGTTGCCGGGGAGAAGCTCGCTGTTGCGATCGAACGCGAATCTTGTGGCGCTGTGACCCGCCGTCACTTGCGCAAGGATTGGACGGAGATTTGGCCCGAATTGGCCGGCGGCGCTACTGGAGAGAGCAAATGAAAGAGCCGATCAACATGTCCGGCGGAATTGCAGATGCGATGGCGACGATTTCTCGTGAATTCGCCCGAGTCTGGGCGGCGCTTGGGGTCCACAGTCCCGCGATTCCGCTTACTTGCGGTATGAAGTGCTCCCGTATCGATGGAGTTTCGACGATTCGAGCATCGATGCTGGCACGTGCAATCGCGATCACGTTCAACGAGACGATGTTCGAAGACAGCAAGGAATGGACCCTGATCGACCAACTGGAGCAATCCAAAGACGAGTTCTGGCGCATGGTCGGAACTGCTCTCAAAGATGAATTCCATCGAAGCTTGGTGAAGACCCAATGACTGATCTCAACGAGTTGTGGGAACAGAAGAAGCGCGAGGTCGAGATGCAACTGCCGCGCGATGTCCGTGAGGCGAAGCGAAAGAGCCGGTTCGAGCGCATCAACGGCCAATTGCGCCTGAAGACCACGAACCCGAGACGCCGGATCAAGAGGCGGCTCATCGAGCAGGCATCGCTTGAGCACCTCAAAGACTCCATCAGCGTGAACATGCGCCTCTTCCTCAAAGATCGAATGGAGCAGAAATGACGAATACCGCGAAGGTGAGCATCGAAGTTGACGGAGCGGGGCGAGGCCATGTCGAGGTTGATGGTGTGCGAATTCCTCGTGTGCAAAGTGTGACGGCTGGTGTGGTCGCTGGTGACCAGGCGACGGTTGCGCTCACGCTGGCGATCGCCGGTACAGCAAAAGTAGAGTGTGCCGGTGCCTCGATTCAGATCGACGGCGTGATCATGCCTGAAGCACTCGAAATCTCGCTCTGGCGATACCTGGCAAAGAAGTACGGCCGAGAGATCGACGTTACGACGCTGGATTCGATCTCGCGGGAGTTCAGTTGCAATTGTTCCCGCCCCGGCGGCCTTCAATACCGTGGATAGGAGTTTCCAAGTGAAGCGAATGTATGCCCGCTTGCTACTGTGGCTCATCCGGCCCGCATTGAATTTGCGGGCCGACCAAGAGGCGAAGTTCATCGCCGACCGCATGGACTGGCTGTATAGCCAGACTCCGGCGAATCGGATCGATGCGTGAGTGATTACCAGCCGTTTTTGGCGCGTGCGCGACTGAATATTTGTGAGATTTCTTTCCGATAAACCTCGCCAACTTCCGCCGGTGCCGCGCTGTTCCCCAATTGCCAGATGGATGAGGCGAGCAGGTCCCGCTCGAAACTGTTGAGCAAGTCTCGTCCATGCGGCATGTCGCGCACTGCAAGTGCCATTGAGGCTGCGATAGCCACTTGGTGAGCGATAGCGACAGTCAGTTGCGTTTGAAGGTTCTTTCCGTAGGTTGAGTCGTCCATGAGTACCCCGATGGATGTTGAGTTGTACGACGTAAGGAGCGCACAGCTTAGCACCGTCGGGGGACTCACCAGCTTTAGCAGTTTTCATGAGGCCATCGTAGCGGCCTGAGAAGCAAATAAAAACGTTCGAGGAACACGCAGATGAACATTACCGACGCGGCACATGCACTGGTTCACGACTATCCCGGCGGCAGCGAGTCGCTCGCGCCGCGTCTGGGCATGTCGGCGGCCGTCTTGCGCAACAAGGTCAATCCGAACAACGACACGCATCACCTGACGCTGAACGAAGCGGTTAAGGCGACGGATGTAACGGACGACGACAGCATTCTCCAAGCATGGGCCGAGCAGCGTGGTTACGCCCTGGTGAAGATCCCGCAGCTTGCCGAGTGCTGTGACTCTGCAATTGTCGATCTGATGGCGAAGGCATGGGCGACGCATGGCCTGGTGGGCAACGAGATCGTCAAGACGCTCGACGACGGCCACGTCGAGCAATCGGAGGTCGCTCGCGTGAAAGGGCGGATCTTCAACCACGCGCAAGTCTTGTTCAGCATCACTGCGCGTCTGGAGGGCATGGCCGAATGAATCCGAGCGAAATCAAGGTGAGGCTGTCCGTGGCAGTTGATCGCGAGGCTATCGAGGCTGCGAAGGATGCATTTCTGAAGTCCGCTGCTAGCGCCGTGACCGTGCTTGTCGAAGAGGACAAGCCCGCGCTTTGCATCGGCTGTGGCGCCGTGCGCAAACCTGACGGTGAAATGCCGTGCGACCACTGAGGAGCCTGCCATGAGTTCACACCGAGTCAATCAAGCGTGGGGCGTAGAGCTTCGCCACACCGAGAAAATCGTGCTGCTGGCGCTGAGCCACCACGCCGTTATGTCGACTGGCGAGTCGCAGCCGAAGGTAAGCCGCCTGGCGCGTGACTGCGGCATGTCGGAATCGGCGGTGCGCGAGTCCATCAAGGCGCTGGAAGCGGCTGGGCACATCGTGACGATGCCCGTCCGTCGCGGCGTGACCTTGTACCGAGTGAATGTCGAGGCGTTGGCATGAGTCTCGACGCAATCACGTGGGCTCGCCACCAGAAGGTGGGGAAGGGGCCGACCAAGTCTGTGCTGATGGCGCTGGCTGACTTCGCAAGCGAGGAGTTCGTCTCGTTCCCGAGTATCGACACCTTGATCGCCTGGACAGAGCAGGATCGCAAGACTGTGCTCGCGAACATCGACCGCCTGAAGGAAGCCGGCTGGATCACGGACACGGGTGAGCGCACCGGCCGGACGAAGCAGATCGTCGTGTACCAGATCAATCCGGAGCGTGGCGTCGAGGTGAAGGTAGGCCCACGAAATCAAAGAGTCCCGAAAACGGAACAGTCCCAGAACAGGAGCGGTTCCGAAAACGGAACAGTACCGGATTCCACCGGAAACAGTCCCAATTCCGCCCCTAAACAGTCCCAATTTTCCTCGGAAAGAGGCCCGAATTTGGGACACGTAACAGTAGGGAACAGTAATGAACAGGAAGGGAACAGCAGTGCGCGCGGTGCGCGACTGCCCAAAGACTGGCTCCTTCCGAAGACTTGGGGCGATTGGGCGCTGAAGGAGCAACCGACGTGGACCGCCGATCACGTTCGCCGCATCGCTGAGAAGTTCCGCGACTACTGGGTTGCAATCCCCGGTACGAAGGCCCGCAAGTCGGACTGGGAGGCTACCTGGCGCAATTGGGTTCGTGGTGAGAAGCCGCTGAATGGCGTCGGAAGCGCTGCCGGCGGAGCCCCGAACAAGCAGGAGCAGCTTGAGCAACGCAACCGCGAGATCGCTGCCGCCCAGGCGGCTCGCATCATGGCTGGGGAGCAAGCATGAAACCGTCCGATTCCGCCGAGTTCTTTTCGCTGATCAGCAACGTCTACGCCTTCTATCGGCAGGACTACTCGGACTTCGTTGGGCAGGTCTGGTGGGGCGCAATGCAGGTATTCGACTTGGCGGCTGTGCGCGACGCACTTGGGCGCCATGCCGCAAACCCGGACGCCGGCCAATTCCTGCCGAAGCCTGCCGATGTCGTGAAGATGCTCCAGGGCTCTACGCAGGATTCTGCCCTACTTGCTTGGCACAAGGTCGACAAGGCCATTCGCGAGGTTGGCACGTATGCATCGGTGGCATTCGATGACGCGCTGATTCACCGGGTGGTATTCGAGATGGGCGGTTGGGTCTCGCTCGGCACGAAAGACGAATCGGAATGGCCGTTCGTGAAGAACGAGTTCGTGAACCGGTATCGCGGGTATCGAGGTCGCAGCCAAGTGCCGGAATACCCGCCTCTGCTGATCGGCATTGCGGAGACCACGAACACGCGGGCGGGATTGCAGTCGCAGGGGCCAGTTCTGATCGGCAACGCTGACGCGGCCCGCGCGATTGTGGCTGGTGGCAGCGATACGCCGCTGGTGGGATACACGCGGGTAACCGGCGCCGACATGCCGCAGCTTGCGCACCCGAGCGAACCTTTGAGGCTGATTGCGTGACTCAAGGCGAGTGCTGGCGGCGCATCGAGGAAGCGGCAAAGGCGGCGCTCGCAGGGCACGGCAATATGGCTAGAGCCTATCTCGCAGCAGTGCGGCGGCGCTGCGGAGACGCAGTAGCGGAACGGCAAGAGAAGGAATTGAGGGCGTACATCGCCCACCTACAGAGAAAGAGGAAGTGACACATGACGCCGTCTCGTATGGAAAGCAAGCTGCGCGGCCAGACTGCCATCGCACAGAAGGTGTTCGAAGTCGTGCCGATTCAGGAGGCATGGTCTGCCGTCGAGATTGCTAGTGCGTTGGTGCGCGCGACCCGATCAAGTATGGATCTGCGCGTATTGCAAGGTTGCCTGCGTGCGCTGTGTGAGTCTGGATTGATCAGCGAGGCGCAAACGGGCCGGTACCGTCGCCGCGCGATCGCCAAGGATGTTCCCGCCGATGTTGCCAATCCGTCGACC